TTCTGGTACATCATGTGGTCAATTAGGCTCAGGTAAGTGTGCCATGATTACAGGTAGCGGTAATAACAAATCTCGTATGGGTGTCGATGGTATGGGTACTACTTTTTATCAAGAGGTTGACATTTCTGATTTAAACATAGATAACGGTGGTGAAGTTACATATTCAATAAAGGTCGATAAACAAGATGCTCAAGATAGAATCTACATGCACGTTACAGGAACTGGTGGAGGGACTACCGTCTTTGCAGGTACTGATATCTTGTCTGAGTCTGGAGTTGCCTCTGGCTATCAAACATACAATGGGTCTTTCGATTTCGGTGGCGTTCTAAGTAAAGTTACTATTGAAATAGGTGGTCGAGATATAAACCTGGCCATTGGACCAATGTTCGATGACGTATCCGTCAATGTCTTTTACAATGTCATCTCTACAATTATCGAACAACAAATTACCACGGTGGAGGAAATAGTTTATTTAAATCTTACTGATCCTACACAAATAGACTTAATCGAAGAAATCATTGAATATAACGACATTAAGATTGATGAAACAGGAGAGGTAGAGTTTACACCTATCGAACCTAGTTCATCAGAGATTAGCTTTGAAACAGTAGAAGCTGAAATAAATTTTGAAATGAATGACATTGAACCTGAAGCTGAAATGGAAATGGCTTCTGTTGAAATGGAAATGGAGATGGAAATAGAAATGGAGTCAACAAATGAACCTGTGGAAGAAACAAGTGAGCCCGAACCAGAAGCTGTTGAAGAACCTACTGTGGAAGATAACGATACCTCTCAACAGGAAAAAGCTAAAGAAGAGTCAAAAGAGCCAGAAACAAAACCAGTAAAAGAACCCACTGCAAAAGAAAAAGCTGCTACTAAAATAGTTAAAGAAATAGACGACAAAGATAGATATGATGACGCTGCTCAAATGAAAACGTTGATTGTTATGCAGATACTTGGTAATACTAAAACGTTCTTTGAAACACAGTCTACAATTGTAGATACAGACGTTAATGAATATTTAAGTAAAACAATAGAGGATCAGTATGGTGTTCTATTTGATATAGCTCAACAACAAACAATGGAGGATATAATAAATGCCCAGTATTGAATATGCGGGAATGAAGGTAACTGGAGGCAAGGTCTTTGCCATATTAACCTTATTAGGAGCACTTGGATCAGGGGCCTGGGCCACGTTTACTTTTTATCAGGATTATCTGACGATGAAGGAAAAAATTTTAACCTACACCGAGCCGGATCTTTCGGGATTTGATAAAAAAATAGCTTTGATAGAGTCAAATACACAAGCAGAAATGGAAATAGTGATACAGAAAGTTGATGGTTTGAAGAGTGAATTAGATATAGTATTAGAAGAAATAAATCTTATATCTCAAGTAAGTCGAGAACTAAAAGATGATCTTAAAACAGATTTACGTCAAATGGAAGGCGACGTTCGACATATCACAGAAATAGTAAATGACGTTGAGGATAGACAAAAAGAAGATGCTAGAGAGATTTTAGATGAAATGAAATTATTAGAGGACAATTTAGATTTAAAAATTGATAAGGCATTAAATAATCCCTTAAATAATATGTCGGCTAAAAACTAATTATTTCTGTTCTTTAAACTGATAAAAGAAATTCGTGTCGTCACCCGCCGTCCACTTAGACTCTGACTCCACAGTGTACTCTATTGTTGATACTTTAAAATCTGGTTGTTTTGGTTCAGCAGGGGTTAAAGACTTATCATAAAATAAAGTTCTATTGTTCGGTTGTGCTGCGAAGTGACCGTTATCTAATAACAAAATATTAAAAGATTTATGCTCAGACGGAACCTCTGAATAATTATCATTAACTAAATTATGATCGGGGTGACAACTATCTATTGTAAATAAATACTCACCCTCGTACCATTTTTTTGACGGCGATAAATATTTTGCTCTAGGAGGCACTGTTGTTTTTTCTATCACGGTGATATGATAACTAAATGAATCCCATAATTCTAACTCTTCTAAAGGAAGATCTTCTTTAGTGGGTTGAAATACAAAAGCACTTATAGGAAGCTTATCATATAAAGCAGCATACTCTGGTATATAGGTTTCAAAGTATAAAGCCCTGCCTTGTATTGATTTTACAGTTGCCCAGATACCTTCAACAAACTCACCATGACCTTTTTGATGATCGTAAAGATATTGTTTTTTAACAAAAACTTTTATAGGAGGAACATTTGCTACTAAAAAAGACACATTTATTCTTACCTTAAATCAACCACTTTTTCAAGTCTTCACCTAGCACTTTGTTAGCTAAATTTATTTTATTTCTTAAATTTTTAACAATAAATTCATCAACAGTTCCCTCGGATAAAAGATCTATGTAAGTCACTTTCTCTGTTTGACTTATTCTGTGCGCTCTATCTTCAGACTGTAATCTAATTTCTAAATCATAGCTATTGCTATAATACACAACGGTATGGCTAGCAGTAAGAGTGAGACCGTATCCACCTGTTCTAGGGTTTCCGATAAAAAATCGTAAAGGATCTTCTCTATCTTGAAACCTACTAACAATATCCTGCCTATCACTCTCAGCAGTGTCACCATAAAAAGACTCCACAGTTTCTTTTCCATATCTTTCTGAAAGTATTTCTCTAATTTGTTGGATATCATGACGATATATCGCCCAAATAATGACTTTTCCATCTGTCTCCTCTAATATATTTAAAAGTTCGTTAACTCTGTTGTTTTTTAAATGCTTGACCTCACCAGAGTCAGTTTTTAAATGACCGCAAGTAATTTGATGAAGTCTAACCATTTGTGCCAATGCACTGGCAGCAGTTGTCTGAGAGTCTTCTAAAACTGTGACTGCGTGTTTTTTCATTTCTGTATAGGCCTTTAATTGTTCTGGAGTTAAAGACACATTTCTCTTCATGTAAATTTTATTAGGCAAATCTAAACAATCCTCTTTTAAAACTCTGTAGGAAAATTTATCTAGTTTAGCGTTTAACTCGTCTAATCTTGTGTATCCAGTAACAAGTTTAAAAGAATGACTACCAACATTTCTATCAACCATTAAGGCGTAACGATTACGAAAAGTGTAGTATGAAGAAAAGTCCAAGTATAACGGATCAAGGAAATAACATTGTGTGTATAAATCCAAAGGTGATTTAGTTACAGGAGACCCTGTTAGTATTCTACGATACTTAGTATAGTCTCTTAATTTTAAAACGTTTTTTGTTCTAGATGCAGTAGGAGACTTAATCGTGGTGGACTCATCTATTGCCATCAAACAAGAATGAGAAAGTAAAAATCTTTTAGCAATGTCCAAACCTTTTTTTGTGCTAAAAGCTTCAATATTCATTAAAAATATAACTAACTCTTCCTCGTGTTTAAATAACTTTTGATTTTCTTTTTGTTGTTTTTTTGTTATCGCAGGAGACCAAGCAACAATGTTATACAAAATGTGTTCTGGCATATGTATGGGTATTTCTTGTTTCTCCCAGTTTCTATAAACACCTTTTGGCGCTATAATCAACGCCGCATTTATTTTTCCTTTATCATAAAGCATAGCAATATTATCAACTAAAACTTTAGATTTACCTGTGCCCATTTCCATAAATAAAGCGTAATTTTCTTTATTATGACAAGCACCCAAAGCTTTTAATTGATGCTCGTATGGCTTTGTTTTAAACTTATAATCCATAACTAACTCTTTCTTTAATTCTTAAAATAAAAATAATAGTTGCAAAAGTATTTGTCAATCTCTATATTAAGAAGTAGAAGTAAGAATGACTGTATATGTAATACAAGAAGTAGCGGGTAGAAACGTTTTAAGCGCTGAAAAATATGGCAAGTTAGAATTGTTGTTACCTGAAGGTTCTCAATTAGTCTTGAGCACTGGACCTACTGTTAGACGTTTGAATAAAAAGTTAAAAGACTTTTGTGACGACGATTATTTATTATTAATAGGAGATCCTTCTATCATAGGTATTGCTTGTGCTGTCGCCGCGGGTTATAATCGCGGAAGATTTAAATGTCTCAAGTGGGACAAACGTGAATATAAATATTATCCTATTGAGGTAAATTTATATGAGAAGGGAGAAATAGATGAATAGTTTGTTAGAAAACATGGAAGCAGATGTTTCTAAACCTACGATAGGTGACAACTCTTTAAAAGAAGTTTCTGATCTTTGCAGTGAATTAGCAACAGAACAAAACGAATATGAAGAGTTAGAAAAGATGTTGAAAGACAAAGGTAAAAATATTCGTAAGTTATCAGAAGAAATAATTCCTGCTAGAATGGCGGAACTAGGTCTAGAAAGCTTAACTTTAAAAGACGGTTCACAAATTAAAGTGAAACAAAAAGTTCAAGCATCTATACCAGTAAAATTTCGTGGAGAGGCTTTTCAGTGGCTTCGCGATAACGGACATGGCGACTTGATTAAGAATCAAGTATCTGCTACGTTCGGTAAAGGTGAGGATATAACGGCTAATGAATTTATAGATAAAATTCAGCAGTTAGGATATAACCCTCAACAAAAACTATGGGTAGAACCTATGACGTTAAAAGCTTTTGTAAGGGAGCAAATTAACGAAGGTAAGGAAATACCTATGGAAAAGTTCGGAGTCTTCGTTGGCGCCGAAACCAAAATAAGTAAAAAGTAAAATGTACATAGGAGGTACAAAATGGCAAACGCAAACGCAACGCAGAACGTTGCAAAGAAAGAAAGCAAACTACCTACGATCGCTTTAGAAACTATGGAAATGGACGCTTCAAGCGGCCTTGAAAATATTTCTCAAGATGATCTAGCAACACCAAGACTTAAAGTCTTGATGCAACTCTCTCCAGAATTGGAAGAGTTTGAAAACGCGAAAGCTGGAATGATTTTTAATACAGTCACAAATGAGTTGTATGATGGATCAAAAGGGATTCGTGTTTTACCATGTGCGTATCAACGTCAATATGTTGAGTGGGCTGATAGAGGACAGGGATCGGGTGCACCGATAAATGTCTTTGATGCTTCTAGTGACATCTTAACCAAAACAACGAGAGACGATAATAATAAAGATCGTCTTGAAAATGGTAATTATGTTGAAACTTGTGGTAATCATTATGTGTTATTAGTATCAGATGATGGTGACGCAACCCCTGCATTAATTACCATGAAAGCTACTCAATTAAAAAAGAGTAGAAAATGGAACTCGATGTTACTTAACTTAAAACTTAAAGGTAAGAACGGATTGTTTACTCCTCCGTCTTATAGTCATTACTATAATTTAAAAACAGTTAAAGAAGGTAATGATAAAGGTAATTGGTATGGTTGGGAGATCTCAAGAGAAGATACTTTACAAGATGCTAATTTATATTCTATGGCTAAAGCTTTTGCCGAAAGCGTAAGTAAAGGTGAAGTTAAAGTTAAATATGAACAGGAAGCTGCTACATCGGAGCAAACTCCTTTCTAATATTACGGGGCGGGAAACCGCCCCTTTTATTGTATGAACGATAGAGTAAAAAAATTTAAAAATATTTTTTATGGTTTGGACAGGGCTTATGGTCAATACATAAGCGACGGACAATCTGTAAACGGTAAGGCGTCTGGTAAAGCATTTATATTAAAACAACCTGTTAACGATCAATTATGGATAGATCATATAAATGGAAAAGACCCTAGTTTAGGTATTATACCTATAAGAGATAATTCAACTTGCATATGGGGTTGTATAGACATAGATACATATCCATTAGACTTTAAAAAGATAATTAAAAAAATTAGAAAACTAAGTCTACCATTAGTCATGTGTAGATCAAAAAGTGGTGGTGCTCACATATTTTTATTTTTAAAGGAACCAACACAAGCAAAAATAATTAGAGATAAATTAATAGAATGGTCTGGTTTAATAGGGTATGCCAATTGTGAGGTGTTTCCTAAACAAATAGAAATTAAAGCAGATAGAGGAGATACAGGTAATTTTTTAAATCTTCCTTATCACGGTGGGGATGATAGTATGAGACATGCTTTTAATGATGAGGGTGATGCAATTAATTTAGATGAATTTTTCGCTTTATATGAAAAATATAGTATTGAAAAATCAGAACTAAAAGATTTTAAACCTAACATTGAAAGACAAATAAATGAATTAGATGACGGTCCACCTTGTCTCGCCACTCTTATGTCTCAAGGTATACCGGAGGGAGGAAGAGATAATACTTTGTATCAATATGCAGTTTATGCCAAAAAGAAATGGCCCGATCAATGGCAAGATAAGATAGATGAATTTAATCATAAGTATATGGAAAGACCTCTTAGTTCGGCACAAGTTCAAAAAACAATTACACAACACGAAAGAAAAGATTATCAATATAAATGTAAGGATCAGCCCATGTGTTCTGTTTGTTCACCAATACAATGTCGCGCAAAACAATTTGGCATAGGTAATTCTTTTGAACATCAAGTAAGTGATCTAACAAAGTTTGAAAGTGATGAATCTACTTGGTTTTTAAATATAGATGGTAGAAGATTAAAATTATCAACCGAACAATTATATGATCAACACCGATTTAGAAAAGCTTGTTTGAATGAAATAAATATTTTACCAAATATTATGAGACCACAAGATTGGGATAGTAGAATACAATCTTTATTAGAGGTTGTCGAAGTAATACAAATGCCTCATGAGATTACAAAAACAGGTAGGTTTGAAAATTTATTAGAAAGATTTTTAGAAGATCAAGGCGAAGCGGAGCACATAGATGAAATAGAAATGGGTAAAGCTTTGTTTGAAGAAAAAGAATATATAGACACGGTTAAAGAAGGTGGTGTAGAAAAAGAAGTTAAAGTGCAAAAAATGACAGCTTTTTTTAGGTCTGATTGGCTACAAAAGTTTTTAAAGAAGAATGATTTTAAAGATTTTAGTACAACAGAAATGACAGCACATATTAGAAATAAATTAGGTGGTGGAGATACAAGACGTAAAGTAAAAAATAAGACAACATACTTATGGTATTTACCTTGGCAGAAAAAAAACGATGATGAATTTAAAACACCAGACATGAGAGAGGAGGCTCCGTTTTAATGAAAAAAAGAATACATATTAATCAGCATAAAATTAGGTCCAATAAAAAAAATAATTTAAGAGAACCGGTCATTACAGTTAAGACTTCTAAATCAAATAACTATGCGAGTGAGGTTGAAATAAAAGGTCCGTCAAAAGTAATATATAGTCCAGATAAACCATTACCTTGTGGCGCTAGAGTGTGGATTGAAACAGATGAAAAAATAGTTTTAGATAATGGGTTATGTCTAGACAAATAATATTCGGGCCACCAGGCACAGGCAAGACTACTCACTTGCTTCGAATAGTTGAAAAAGAATTACGAGAAAATAAAGTATCTCCTAGTAAGATAGCCTATTTGGCATTTACAAATCAAGCCGCTGATGAAGCTCTATCAAGAGCTATCTCTCAATTAAATTATAGCACAAAAGATTTTATGAACTTTAGAACTCTACATAGTTTAGCCTATAGGGAGTTACATTTAAGAGAAGAAAATATTATGAGTGATGAAGATTACAGAGTTGTATCAGATAAATTACAAATTAATTTAAGTAATCCTAATAAAAATTTAGAAACTTATGGTGCAGGGTTTCCCGATGACATTTTTATGAAAGTTATAGACGGTGCAAAAGTTAGGGGTTTAACGACAGAAAATTTTTTTCATGACCCTAGCGTAGGGCACTTGGAGGGTGGTTGGTTAAAATTAAAGTATATAGACACTGCATTAAGTCAGTACAAGTCAGATAGAAACAAATTTGACTTAACTGATTTAATTGTTGAGTTTAATAAAAAACATTACGACACAATACCTAATTTTGATGTGGTTATTATAGATGAGGCACAAGATTTAAGTTGGTTGCAATGGAAAATGGTAGAAAGAATTATAGAAAATAGCAAAAGAGTTTATGTTGCAGGCGATGATGATCAAGCTATTTATCGTTGGGCAGGAGCAAGACCAGAATATTTAATTAACATGGAAGGAGAAAGAACAGTTTTAAACAGATCGTATAGATTATCTAAATTAATTCACCGTCATGCAAACAAGTTAATTACGAGAATAACTGATCGAGTAGAAAAAGAATGGACATCTAGAGATGATCACGGTGAGGTAAATATACATCCGATAGAACAGTTACAAAAAATGAAAGAAGGTCAATGGCTTATCTTAGCGAGAGATAGATATAGACTAGATAAACTAGAAGAAGATTTAAGAATTTATGGTTACTATTATAAGCGTGGAGATAAAACTTCCATAAACAAAAGAATACATGAAGCTATTTTAGCATGGGAGGATTTACGAAAAGGTAAAGAAATAGGTATAAAAGAAATAAAAAGTTGTTATGCTTACATTAAGACAGGAGAAGGTGTGGAAGCAGAACATAAAGCTATGAAGAAAGCAGATAAAGAAAAATTATATAGTTATGAAACTTTAAAAAAAGATTATGGACTAAAAGTAGATAAAGAGTTACCGTGGTTCAAAGCTTTGAAAAATATACCGCCATCAAAATCTATTTATGTAAGAGCAGTTTTACGTCGTGGTGAGAACATAAGACACGAACCACGGATCAAGTTATCAACGATACATGGATCAAAAGGTGGAGAGTCAGATAATGTTATGTTATTGACTGATCTATCTCGTAAAGCAGACGATGAGTATTGGAGACATAGAGATTCTGAAAGAAGAGTTTTTTATGTAGGTATGACTCGTGCAAGAAACATTTTAAACATAGTGCGATCGCAATCGGACAGAGAATTTTCGGAGGTATTTTAATGTCATTTGTAAATGTTGTTATCAAACAACTTGAAATAACTATTAAACAGATTTCTAAAGTCAGAGCAGAAGGTACAAAACTTCGACGTGATGATTTAGATAAAGCGGTAAAAGTTCTAAAAAAAGATTTAGAGCAATTACATAAAGACTTACAACAACTAAAGGAGAAAGAAGATGCAAAGTGATAAATGCTTACAAGAAGCTCTTAGATTAGTAACAGGACCCAGAGCACATGATTATGGTGATAAAACAATTACACACTGTAATATTGCTTCTCTATGGAGTTCTTATCTAGGTAAAGATATATCTGCTCATGACGTTGCAATGTGTATGTTACTATTGAAAGTAGCTAGAATAAAACATAAGGCAACTCCAGACTCATATATTGATATTGCAGGATATGCTGCGATTGCTGCTGAAATAGAGAAAGAGGACTAATGACTCAAATGCCTTTGTTTCAACCACCTAGTGAGTGGACGCCACCTGAAAAGGTGCCTGACTTATCAGAGGCAAAAGAGATAGCTATAGACTTAGAAACCTGTGATCCTAATATAAAAACTATTGGACCAGGTTGGCCTCGCGGTGATGGTTTTATCGCGGGTGTCGCTATTGCAGTAGACGGTTGGAAAGGTTATTTTCCTATTCGTCACGAAGGCGGTGGTAATTTTGATGAAAAGATTATTAAGCGCCAAATAAAAAAAATTATGGAATTGCCTTGTGATAAAATATTTCACAATGCTCCCTATGATGTGGGGTGGCTTCGTTGGTGGGGGATAGAAGTAAAAGGTAAAATTATTGATACTCTTATCGCCGCTCCACTCATCGATGAAAATAGATTTCGATACTCTTTAAATGAGTTAGGTAGGGATTATTTAAAAGATACTAAGTCAGAGGGTTTATTATATGAGGCTGCAAAAGAGTGGGGTGTTGATGCTAAAGCAGAGATGTGGAAGCTACCTCCTATGTATGTAGGTCCTTATGCAGAACAAGATGCTGATCTGACGTTGAGATTATGGCAGTTTTTTAAAGTAGAATTAATTAAGCAAGAGTTATCGAGTATCTTTGATCTCGAAACACGGCTCTTTCCTTGTTTGTTAGATATGAAAACAAAAGGTGTGCGTGTTGATTTACAGAAAGCTAGTCACATCAAAGTAGATTTAAGTAAAAAAGAAAAAGATATTTTATATCAAGTTAAAAAAGATACAGGCATAGATGTTGATATATGGGCTGCTGTCAGCGTCGCCAAAGCCTTTGACAAATTAAAAATTAAGTATGAAAGAACTGCTAAATCTGGACAACCTAAGTTTGATAAGAACTTTCTAACAACTCACAAACATCCTCTGGCACAGATGATTGTGCAGGCCAGAGAGTTTAATAAAGCTAGAACAACTTTTATTGATACGATACTTACACATGAACATAAAGGTCGTATACATGCTGACATACATCAAATGCGAGGAGAGACCGGAGGCACCGTTACAGGAAGGTTTAGTTATAGTAGTCCAAATTTACAGCAAATTCCTGCAAGAAATAAGGACATCGGACCTATGATCAGATCTATTTTTGTTCCTGATGAAAAGTGTGATTGGGGTAGCTTTGACTATTCACAGCAAGAGCCTCGTGTATTAGTTCACTTTGCAGCTTTGACTAGCGGTGGATTAAAAGGCGCGGACGAAGTGATAGAGTCTTATAAACATGAAGACCCAGACTTTCACCAGGCAGTCGCTGACATGGCAGGAATAGATAGAAGAACAGCTAAAACAATTAATTTAGGTATGATGTATGGTATGGGCAAAGGTAAACTTGCTAGTGAATTAGGATTAGATAAAGAAGAAACAGAAGATTTATTTACACAGTTTCACGCGAACGTTCCGTTTGTAAAACAATTAATGGAACAGGCAACTCGTAAGGCAGAGAACGTGGGATTTTTAAGAACATTACTAGGTCGTAAGTGTCGATTCGATACATGGGAACCGCGAGCATTTGGAATACACAAACCATTGCCATTGTGGCAAGCAGAAAAAGAATACGGCCGTGACTTAAAACGTGCATGGACATACAAAGCGTTAAACAGATTAATACAAGGATCAAGTGCGGATATGACTAAGAAAGCCATGGTAGATTTATACGAGCAAGGCATTGTATCTCACATACAAGTGCATGATGAATTAAACTGTTCCATTGAAACACCCGACCAAGCAATAAAAATAAAAGAGGTTATGGAAAACACCGTTGAACTTAAAGTGCCTTTAAAGGTGGATATGGAGATAGGACCGTCGTGGGGAGAAATAGAAAAGCAATAGTCGGAGATGTTAACGAATATAAAGCTACCATAGAGTATCTACAACAGGGCTATATGGTCTTTAAAAACGTTTCTGCTAGCGGTTCTATTGATTTAGTAATAGTTCATCCCGATACAGGAGACATTAAACTTATCGACGTGAAAACTAAATCATACAGAAAGACGGGTCGTGTAGGGACACAAATTAATAGACATCGGACCAAGGAACAAATAAGGTTAGGAGTTCAATTTAAATTCATGGAAAAAGAATAAATGTTAAAATATTTTTTAATTGGTTGGATGTGTGTAGGCACAGGTATAGATAAAAAATGTTTAAGAGTAGCGTCCGAAGTGACTCATCCTAATTACGAAGAGTGCAATGAATATTACCAATGGGTGCAAAATGATGTTGCAGAAATGGATGGATACGTCACTCTATCATTTAACTGTGTTCAAGCTGCTAGTTTAGAAGATATTTTATACAAACAAGAAACATAGATAATCCTTGACTATTAGGTATTTTCCCATATATACCTATTAATATATGAAATATAATAAATATTTTAGGAGAAAGAAATGACAGATATATCTAAGTATAAATCTGTAGCTATAAAAATTGATGTGTACAACAAGGCAAAGCCCATGGCACAGAAAAAGTATATGTCTATGGGTTCTTATTTACATTATTTAATAGACAAAGAATACAAACAAGAAAGTAATCAATCAAATTTACAGAATGGAGAAGACCACGATGTCAGATCAACAGATCAGAGATAACGTTAGAAGAGCGTTATATGTATCAGTTTTAAATAAAATGATAGGAGACTTATCAGAGTTAGAGGCAAAAGAGGTTTTATTAGTTAATACTTGTAGCTATATTACAAGTGCAGAACACGATCACGCCGAGCATATTAAAGAGTTGTATAAAATATTAAAAGAAAAGGTTGATCTTCAGCATGCGATAAAAGATGTGCGCACTGCGTACTTCACTAACCTGTCCCCTCAGGGACACGTTCCTGATGTCAAAAAAAATAGTTAGTGGCGTTACTAGATTTCAAGAAAAAAATCCAGAGTCTGGTGACG